GCGACGACGACGTGTTTTTCCATTCCTCACCCAAGCCCGATGCCTGTGACCACGATTTCAAAGGATGGGTCGATCTTCGCGACGAAGAAGGCCGCGTCTGCGGCGGGACGACTGTCTGCACGAAATGCGGCATGGACGCGATGAGCTACAGCCTGCGTGTAGGCGCATAAGGAACGGTTATGCTCGTCAAAACCATAGGCGCAGCGACGCTCTACCTTGGCGACTGCCGGGAGATATTGCCGACGCTCGGCAAGGTGGATGCCGTGGTGACTGACCAGCCCTATGGCATGAACTACAAGGTCAACGCACGGCATCCTCGCAGTCGTGGTCTCGACAGCACAAAACTCTACGCGACCGAGAAACGGGCAGGCATCATCGGAGATGATCGCCCCTTCGAGCCGGCACCGTTCCTGATCTTCCCGAAGATCGCCTTTTTCGGTGCAAACAAATGTGCGCATGCGCTGCCGCCAGGCGGTCGCTGGATCGTTTGGGACAAGCGCCGCGACAGCAAGCCTGACGATCACTCCGACTGCGAACTAGTCTGGACCAATGTGCCCGGCGCGGACCGTATCCACCGCCAGAAGTGGCGGGGCATCGTGCGAGAGGGCGAGGAAAACATAAGCCGCGCCCGCAAGTTGCACCCCAATCAGAAGCCGGTCGCGCTCATGACCTTCGTGCTCGAGCAGATCGGCGCAAAGCCCGGCGACCTGATCCTCGATCCTTTTATGGGCTCGGCATCAACCGGGGTTGCTGCGCTGCGGATGGGCATGCGCTTCGTCGGCATCGAATTGGACCCGGATCACTTCGCAACGGCTGTACGCCGCCTGCAGGCTGAAATGGCGCAAGCAGCGTGAACGCATAACAAGGGGATAGAGCATGAAAAACCCAATTCCATACCCGCTGCGCGCCACGCGCATTTCGCTCGACTTCAACCCGTTCGGCTTCTGGCTCTGGCCGTCATACGGCGACCGACGCGACATGACGGAGGCTGCCAAGGCGGATGGGCAAACGATTTGGTGGATCAGGTGGCTGTGGTTCCAAATCAGTTACGGACGATGGAGATAGACAATGGCGGAACGTCTTGGCGATGCCCCCGTGCAGGCCGAATACCGCGATGCGATGAATGCAATCGCTCGCGGGCTCGATGCGACGTTCAACGGGGATGCAACCGGGCCCGACCGCAAGACCGGCTTTGTTCTGCTCGTTTTCCCGTTCGGGGATGCCGGCGCAGGACGGTGCAACTTCATCAGCAACGGCGCAGATCGGCGCGATGTCGTGACGCTGATGAAGGAAATGATCGCTCGTTTCGAGGGGCAGCCGGAAGTCAGCGGACGCGCTTAACAAGGGGTGAACAGCGGTGACTGATGAAACGCACCGCGCCTTTGTCGCCCATGTCCGCTCCCTTGAGGCGCGGTGCATTGCCGGTGACGAGGACGCGACGAAATCACTAGCCTGTATGGCGCTGCTGGCGGAAGGCTGGCGGCCCGGCGACGACGACCCGGATGGCGGCGAGATTATAAACCTAGCGCAATACCGGGCGGCGGCATGACTGGAGGAAAGACCATGAGACTTTCTGCTGACGAGTACACCGAAGCCCGCGCGCTGCTCGATGATTTGACGCGGCGGATCGAGATCGCCCCTGATGTGGCGAAGCCGATCTTCCGAGGCATCGCATGGCTGCACAGCGTCGTCGCCGAGCATGAGGCCGAGCGGCAACGCATAATGGGGAATCAACCGTCGTGACCGTCCAATTCTCCAGGGTCTTTGCCATGCCGAGCGCCGAGACGTGCTGCTGGATGTATTGCGAACCGGCGGTCACGCCGATCTTAAATGACAAGGGGATAGATCATGGGATCGAAGAACGAGCCGGGTGATTTTGATTGCTACGCGAACGCGCTGCCTGACGAACCGATGTTCGTCTTGCTTGCGCGCGATCCGTGGGCACCTGACCTTGTGGAAGATTGGGCAGTGCGGCGGATGCGGGACATCACGCTCGGTATCCGTCCGAAGTCCGATCTACCGATGGTGGACGAAGCACAGCGGTGCGCCTCGAACATGCGAAAGTGGCGTGCGGCGAACGACGGCGCGTGGCGCAAAACGCCGACTGCATAATGGGGAAAGAACCGTGCGCGTTCTGATCGGTTGCGAGACAAGCGGTGTGGTGCGGCGGGCCTTCGCGGCGCGCGGGCACGACGCCTGGTCGTGCGACCTTCTCCCGAGCGAGGATCGCAGCAACAAGCACCTGATCTGCGACGTGCGCGACCTGCTCAACGATGACTGGGATTTGCTCGCACTGTTCCACCCGCCCTGCACCCGCCTGTGCAACAGCGGCGTGCGCTGGCTGTCCGTGCCGCCGCCGGGCCGAACGCGGGACGACATGTGGCGCGAGCTGGACGAAGGCGCGGCGCTGTTCTCGGCCTGCTGGAATGCGCCGATCGAGCGCGTGGCGGTCGAGAACCCCGTGATGCACCGGCACGCGAAGGAGCGCATCGCAAACTACCGGCCGGCCGTCCAGACCGTGCAGCCGTGGTGGTTCGGCGACCCCTTCTTCAAGGCGACGGGGCTCTATCTGCGCGGGCTCATGCCGCTGCGCGCCACGAACCGGCTGACGCCGCCGGCCAAGGGCACGGCAGAACACAAAGCCTGGTCCGCGGTGCATCGCGCATCGCCGGGCCCGGACAGATGGAAGGATCGAAGCCGCACCTTCCCCGGCATTGCGGACGCGATGGCGGATCAGTGGGGCGGGTACGCGGTCGAAAGCGCCGCAGCGTGAACGTGTAACAGGACGAAATGCAATGACATTCAGCCTCGAAGACTTCGTGCGCGAGAGCAACAGGATCGAAGGCATCCTGCGCGACCCGACAGGCGCAGAGATCGACGCGCACGCGGCGTTTCTCTATCTTCCGCGCCCAAAGGTCTCTGACCTTGAGGGGTTTGTCAGCGTTGTCGCCCCCGGCCACCGTCTGCGCGACCAGCATGGCCTCAATGTCAGAGTCGGCAACCACATCGCCCCTGCCGGCGGGCCAGAGGTCAGACAGGCGCTCGGCATACTTCTTGAGCGCGCATCCCGGCCCGACGACCCGTGGCAGATTCATATCGAATACGAAACGCTGCACCCATTCACGGACGGGAATGGTCGGTCCGGCCGCGCGCTCTGGCTCTGGCAGATGCAGGCCGCTCCAATCGGGTTCCTGCATCAGTTTTACTATCAAACCCTAGAGCGCGTCGATCGCTCGCATAATCAGTAGAGAAACAACGATGCTCGACTGGATTGGATGGATGCTGCTGGTGCACGGGCCGTTCCGCCTGACGGGGAATCCTTACTCAAAATTCGGCGCATGGTGCCTTCGGAGAGCTGGCAACTACGCATACAAGGACCGCACAACAGCGAGAGAGGAATAGGATGGATCGCAGAACCGTACTGAAGGGCGCATCTGCCTCAGCGGCGCTGATCGTTTGCGAAACCGTCGCCCCGGCCGCAGCCAAGGTAATCGTGCCAACCATGTCGTGCGGCTGCCCGCGCATTCATGAGATTCACTACGGGCACACTTGCACTGTTCACGATGAGGCCGGCAAGCGATGGGACAGTTACACAATTGACGAGATCGCCGCCGCTGGCCGTTCTGACGTAGAGTTTCAGACGGCGGGCACCGATTGGTCCTGCTACTGCGATCGTTGCGACAAGTTCACCGACAACATGCCGCCGCCTGGCACCAAAATGATCTGGCGCAAGACAAGCTACGAATACGACGAATGGGAGTGCCTGTGCGAACACGCAGAGCGTGAGCAATGGCTGCATGACGTGACAACAGATTGGATCGCTATGGCGAAAGAATCTGGGTGCGCCTAATTCTCAATGACAGGAGGCCGGGATGGCCGAACTGACCGAGCGCGAAGGGTGGCCGGCGCCATGCGGCAAGAAGTTTTGTCCGCGCCACAAAGGTGACGCGCTTTGCCATGCCTGCGCGCTGGATGCCCTCTCCTCCCGCGACAAGGAGATAGAGAGGCTGCGGGCGGCGCTGAAGCCGTTCAGGGATGAAGTCGATATGCTTGCTCTGCACGGGAAGCCGCCGCCGGCAGCACGGATGCTGATGTACGCTTCGGAAGGTGGGGGCACATTTCTTGGGATCGGCGTCTCGGCACTTTACGATGCGCCCGCCGCTTATGAGCAGCGACCACAAAATGACTGACGATTTTGCTCCAAGAAAGGGGCGGCTCGTCGTCTTTCGTCCACTTCATGATGGTTGAGTGGAAGCCGTGATGGCGAGTATCCCTGCGACGTGGCGCACCCGTTGGTGCGGAGGCGAGCGCGGGCCGTGCGCTTGCATGGGATGTGTTCAGATCGGGAACCGGCTCATCATGGCCGGTCTCACGGCAAACCAGATCGATCCCGAATATATCAATGAGTCAAAGATCGCACCCGACGTTTACAAGAAATACAAGGTGACAAAACCGGAATGGGACGCGTGGATGAAACGGCAAAATCCAACGTCATGATAAGCGACGATGAGCAGAAAGGGGATCAGGGATGAGCGGCGAACAGGAGTTCTATGCCAAGCACCGAGGCGGTTCCGGCCCGGTCGTCGTCGTGACAGCGGTTGACATCTGGGGGAACGAACGCCAAGGCATTTTCAGTTCGCTTGAAAGGGCCAAGGCTTGGCGTGAGACTTTGGGCAGCGACTTCACCTGCATCTACGCGCCGTATGTAGTGGACGCCCCGGAGTGGGGCAATGAGGCTCAGCAGCATTGATAAGCGATTAACGAAATGCTCGCACGAAACGACCTGTCAGACTACCTGCTCGACCACTATGGGACGTGCGCCCGTGAGGAAGACTGCTACTTGGGCAAGAACGCCGCCGGTCAATATGACGGATGCTTGCGGACGGGATGGAAGGGGCGGGCGTGCCCACACTGGAAGCCGCTGGGGGCTCACACACTAGAGGAACTTCGTGAGAAGCAGGGACGAGGTTCTGGCGAGGCGTGAGGAACAGCGGCGGCTTGCGCTGGAGCACCGAGCCGCGAAGCGCTACGTCGAGGCGGCTGCGTGTGCCCTAATGGTGTCAGCCCTATCGTGGGTGCTGGGTAAGACGGGCGAACCGACGCACCGCGTAAAACTGGACCGCTAATAGCCCAACATCACCCCCGACATGAAAAAGGCCCGCCCGGTGTGAGCCGGACGGGCCAGATGATACGCCACGCGGGAGGACGGACTACTGACGCGACATCTGACCGCGCATGAAATCGAACTCGCTGCGCTGGCGAAGCACGAAATCCCATAGCCGCCGATCGCGTTCGATCAGATCGCGCTCCGTAACCGTCGCCTCGCCGCGCAGCCGCAAAGCATCTTCACGCAAGCGATGCACGTCTTCCTTCACAGGGCCAAGGCTCATGGTGCCGAGCCCACCGATGATGGCAAGAACCAGCATCATGAACCCAATGGCCGGGGCGATGATCCATCGGCGGTCGTCCCGGTTATCCAGCTTCGCGTTGATCCGCTCGAAGGACGCAACAAAGTCCTGCCGCAGATTGGCGAGTCCGGCATCGAGACGTTGCCCGATGTTCTGCACATCGGATTCGAGACCAAGCACTTTCTGATTGAGCGCGGCGATATTCGTGCCGCGGCCGTTCGAATCTTCGCTCACCGCTCACTTCCCCTTTTTCTTGCCGAGCGCGGCCTTCACCGTGTCCGTCAACGTCGGGGCCGCCTCGCCGGTTGCCGCGGTGATCTTCTGGCGCGTCGTGTCCTGTGCGACGTAGCCGAGGACGCCGGCAATAATGGCAACGTAGGGGATGAGCGAGACGAGTCCCGCGATCACCGCGTTCATCACCGTGATATTCCCGCTCGCCATGTGCCATGTGATGATCGGGAGCGGGACGACGGCCCACCCGAGAAACCCGTACCCGACCATGTGCCGCCAATGATACCACGACACCTGCCCGAGTTCGGCGCGCATGGTCTGGTTGATCGCGCGGGATTGATTGGTGCGATCCTCCGCTTCGGCCTTCGCCATTTCGGCGAGCGCCGACCATTTGGCGGCGGCTTCGGATTCCGCGGCGGCCAGCTTGGCTTGCAGTTCGGCCGGCGGCGTGTTCTCGATCGCCGCGTTAACCGCTTCCGGCGTTGCCTCGACGCCGAGCGCATCCGCAACGATATTGCCCAAGGCGCCGCCCAGCGTTTTGCCAAGCGGCCCCAGAATGGCCCCCCCGATCGCCGGGGCGCCCGCGCGGATCAGCGCGCCGCCGATTGATTTCCAGTCCATGTCAGTGGCTCCCGGTGATCTTCTTGAAGGCCCACTCGAACAGGCCCGGGAGATAGGGCCGCGCGACTGCGCCGGCAGCGAACGCCACGACGGCAACGAGGATGGTGGTCAGCATGTCAGCCTCCGATGGCGAGACGGTTGCGGAACGCCAGCATGGCGTCCGAGATATTCGACTCCAGTTCACCCTTGGCCGCGGCGAGATAGGCGTTCACGCGCTCGCGGTGCTTGATATAGAGGCGGATGCAGATCACCGTGACCGCCGCGCACAGGGCGATGCCGAGGCCGGCGGCGATGATCGTTCCCCAATCCCATGACGGGTCCGCGCTGGTGGCGGCCGTGCCGGTTCCGCCAACGGTGCCCGAGCCGCCAGCCGCGGCCCCGCCGCCCGCGTTCGTCTTGGCCTTGTCCGCCTGCTTGGCTTCCTGCTCGAGCCGGTCCTTCACGATCACGGGGTTGACGGCTTCCATCGCCATCTTGACCGAGATCGCTTCCATGCGGGCATTGCGGGCGAGCCAGCCCTTCGCGAAGGACTTGAAGTGGGGGATGCCGCGATAGAACCGCTCCCGGCGCACGCAGATGCGCTTGCACAGTCCTACCCGATCATTGACCGCGTTCGCGGCGCGGGCGACCGCCACCATGCCGCCGGAGCCCTTGATGCCGATCACTTCGGCAATCAGGCTTTGCGCGCGGCCTGGGCCGGAATTGACGCCGATGTCGAATGCGAGTTGATCGGGCCCCTTGGCGAATTCGTCGCCGCGCACCCTGTTCCAGTACCCGCCGCGATAGATCGCGCGAAGCTCCATTTCGGAAATGAACTTGACGTGCTGCTTCGGCAGGCCGTGCAGGATCCGCCAGTCGTCATAGACGCGCTGGATGACGCCCTTCATGGTCGGCCCGCCGGGATCGGACGGATGATTGCTGTAGCCGCCTTCTTCTTTGAGTGTGTTGGCGAGGCAGCGTTCGTAATTGTCGGCGGTCATTTTGCCCCCCGCATTTCCCGGAGCATGTGGACGACTTCGCCGACGTGCTTCACGGTCTTGGCGCGCACGTCCGCGCGATCATCGATGTTGGTGTGGAAGTCGCGCAGATCGTAGCGTTCCATCGCGTTCGCTTTTCCGCACCACGCGATCAGTCCCCCGCCAAGCTGGAGCGGCAGTGTGTTGCGCCAGCCTATGACCGCCTGCACGTTGTCCGGCACGCAGGGTTTCAGCGGCGTCGGGTCGTAGGAGAACAGCGCCGCGACCGGGATGCCTTTCGCGCGCAGTTGATGCGCGATCCAGATTGCCGCGTCCGCGCCCATCGAGTGACCCGACAGGATGATCGGCAGGCCGTCGATCCGATAATTGGCCTCCGCCGTGGCAAGCACCTTCCATTTGTCGATATGGCGGCGCGGGTAGGTTTTGACGGTCGGGTAAGCCTTCGTGACCGCATTCAGTGCGGCATCGACGCCGCCCGAGAAATTCAGCAACCGACCGAGCAGGCCCGTCATGCCATACATGCGGGCTTCGTATTTCGGCGCGGGCTTCGGCGCCGGAGCCGCCACGGCGGCCAGCCGGTATTCCTGCACGTCGATCTGTGCGCGCGACGCCTGGTAAACATCGCGCCAGTTCGAATGCGCGGCCGTGACCGTCAGGGCAAGAAAGATCGCCGCAAGAAGAATGCGTTTCATGTGCCCTCCGGGGGGACGAAAATGCACTTCGGCTTTGCGTTGGGATCGGGGAAACAGGCGTGATACCGGCCGCTCAGCGATTGCCGCGTCGTCGCCTTGTCGTCGCGGGCAAAGACCCATTTGCCGTCGACCACATAGTCGTCCTGCAGCGTGCGGGTGACGCGGCTGTCATCGATCGGCCCGCAGTCCTGCCCCGAGCAGCAATCGGCCGGATACCACTCATGCGACGTCGAAACCCCGGCCATCAGCGCGAGGAAGGCAAGCGTCAGGATGATCGTTCCGATGATGGATCGCATGACCGGACCATGGTCGTGCGAGTGGTATCCCGGCAACGCACTCAGGCGTTGCGGCCCCGATGGTCGATCCAGCCGCGGGTCAGAATGTCCGCCACGTTAGAGCCGCCCGTCGAGTCGATCCGCCACCTGATCTGCGCGCTGGTATTCGTCTTGACGTAGCCGACCGCCGCCTCCGCCACGATGCCGGCCGAGCTTTCCACCCGCAGCGTGTGCGCGGTGGCCGCCGCGGCGTCGTTCGTCTCATCGAATGCCGACGTAAGCATGTAGAAATTGCCGGTGCCGTTCCGGCCCATCGCCACGATTTCAGCCAGCACCACGATCCCGGTCGGGACCGACAGCGTGGCCGTCTGTTCCGTCGTGGCGGGATTGGTCGAATTGACGTCGCGCGCCGCAGACTTTCGCCGGAAATGATCGCCGAATTGCGTGTATCCGACGATCGCGCCGCCGCTCCGGATGATTGATGCAACCCGCCTCCATGCGGTATATCCGCCTGGTAGAACGAGAGACGGGTCGGCGCTGGTATAGGTGAACACGTCATCTTTCAGGCCGCGGCCGCCGATGCCGAACATGTGCCACGAGGCATTTGAGATCGCCGTTGCGGAATGGCGCATCCCGCCATTGCCCGGTGCCCAATCGACGTCCAGTTGCTTCGTCAGGGCATCGGAGATTTCGATGTCGCGCTGATCCTTCGGCGCGGTGCTGCGGTATCCGCTCCGGCCGATATTCGACGTCGACCGGCATGTGCCGGCAGAGACATCAATATCGTTGGTCGCGTCGCTCGCGTTGTTCCCCGTCACGAGCCCGTCAATGTGGCCGCGCGGCAGGAACCCGTCGTCGAACTTGCGTTCGATCCGCCCCGAATAATAGCCCGGCAGTGCGTGCGGCTGGAACATTGCGCCTCACAGATCGGAGCCGAAAACATGCACCTTGAACGTCTCGGCGTTGTGCGTCGACGCGCGGATCGAATGGCTTGCTGGCAGATAAAGCGCGTTGCCGCGCATCGAGCAGTCGATTTGGAAAAAATACGACGCGATCGTTGCCGACGGTGTGATCGCCTGCACGAGAATTTCGCGCCACAGGAAATAGGTCGAGCCGTCATGCGTGAACAGTCGCACCACCCCGGCCGTGGTCGTCCCAGCCGCGCAAATGTCGATATGGTCGACGATCGTCCCGTTCGCGCCGGCGGTCAGGACGGTGCCGATCGTGCCTGTGCCATCGCGGTTCGTGTTTGCCGTAGCAATCGAAGCCAGTCCGGCACGGAGAGCCTGGGAGAAAATCGGTGTGGCGGTGACGGCCATCGTTCATGCCCTCATTGGCACCAATGCCAGTTGGAAAGTCCGGAATATGCGGTCTGATCCGTGATCCCGAGCGTGGTTCGCGCCGCTGCGGCGGTCGTGTCGTCGAGGAGCGTGAGAATGAAGGCGCTGGCCGCAACGGACGTGCTGACCGCGCTGACCGCCGTCGGATTGCCGTCGGCGTCGAAATAGAGGTACTTCTGCGCGCGCGATGCTGCGGCAGGCAGATCGTCCATTTCTTCGGCATCGGCCGTCGGCTGCTTGATCGACCGGACGAGGTTGTCGTCCAGTTGCTGCAAGATCATCATGAAGCGCGAGAACTGCAGGTTGATCGCAGGAATATCGAGCGGGCCAGACGGCGGGATATGCGTCGTCAATTCGTAGGGCAGCACTCGCGCGATGATGATGGAGTCGTTGAGCGTGGCGCCCGTGACGAGGGTGATCGTCCCGCCGTCCTCCTCCTCCGCGCCGCTAGTCGTGTAGTGCGTGGAGAGGGTTTTCAGCGTGCCGTTCTGATAGACCTCGAGATCGCCTTCATCGAGGAACGGGAACGGGACCGTGAACACGGTCTGTCCGGAAGTCGCCGTGTAGGCAACCCGCGCGCCGGAATCCGAAATATCGAGCCAATCGGGCATGGCGGGACGGTCGCCCGCAGCCCCGTTCAGCGGCAACGCACTCTATTGGATACCGAGGCGCCGGTTCGCGCCCTCCTCGACCATGTTGAACAGGCCGCGCAGATAGAACAGGTTTTGCGTCGCCATCAGCCGACGCAGCGCCCGCGTGTCGCTTTCCTGCCAGTCCGCCGTGGCCGCCGAGCCGCCGACCTGGAAGGCGTCTTTCACCTTGCCGGCCGTGGGCCCAAGCAGCATGTCGAGCGCGGAGCGGGACACGAACCGGCTGGCCGGCTTGTCGGCGCCGATCGCGCGATAGACGTCGACCGAGCCGCGCGTCACCTTGGAGGCGAGCGCATTGCCCTCCTCGATCCAGCCGAGGACGCCGCCGCGCGAAATTCCCTCCTTGAACCAATCCTGCGGCCGGTCGCTGGTTTCCACTCCGCCGAACACCGAATTCAGCTTGTAGGACAGCATTCCGAGCCCGGCCGAGAACACCAGCCCCTGCAGGGTCGCGGCGTCGCGCCGTTGCAGGCCGGCGATCAGGATGCGCTCGTTCGCGGAAGCCGTGAACGCCTTGAACTGCCCGAATACCGACACGACCGGCTTGGACATCCAGAGCGGCTTTTCCTGCCCCGGAGTCACCACGGCGATGTCCGTCTCGCGCGCGACCGCCGCATTCAGCGCATCCGCCGCGGCGCGGTCGGTCCAGTCCGCCGTATTCGGGAGCCGCACGCCGTCGATGACCTCGCCCGCCCGGCCGAATTCCGCGGCGATCTTCGTCGCCATGTTCGCGTCGATGCCGCTTTCGATCAGGTTGGCGAGTTGCTTCTTGCTCGCCTTGCCGGTCGCCGCCGCCTGCGATGCCTTGAGGATTTCCGAGACGGCGACGTGGGCCGCGATCGTCTTGAATGCGTCCGTCTGCGGTGCCTGCAGGTTCGCGATGAAGAACTTGTCGGAGGCCCATTGCAGGCCGCGCTCGACCGGCGACTGCGGACGATAGGCTTCCATCACGTCGTCCATCGCGTGCTGGCGCGCATTGATCGCGGTTTCGGCCCCGATGCCGATCGCCCGCATCTGCGACTTGAACTTCGTGAAGGCTTCGGATTTGCCGGTCAGTCCGCGCAGGAACGGCGTCCATCCGTCGGTCAGAACCGAGCCGATGCCCCAGCGGAAAATGGCCCCCGCCATGTCCGGCAGGCTCGAGATCGCCGACACGCCCATGCTGGTCAGATTGTTGACCTGCTTCGCCGCGTTCGCCACGCGCGCCATGTTCGCCGTGTCAGGCGACCAGCCGTAAACACCGCGCACCCGGTCGCGCATGCCGGCGACGTCGCGGATCACAGCATCGCGCTCCTTGCCGAGGCGGGTCCGCTCCGCTTCCGATTTGGTGGCGTCCGCCTTGGCCGCGTATTCCTCGTTGATGCGACGGAACACCTGCGTCATTTCAACGTCGCCGTGCTTTTCCGTCAGCAGGACATCCGGCACGACGGTCCGCAGATAGCCGTTCACCACCCTTTCGATGTCGTCCTCGATCCAGTCCCGAGCCCAGGCGTTCGACACCATGAACTCCCGGCCAGCCAGCGAGCCGCGCACCGGCTGGTCGCCGCGGAACCCGACGCGCGGCCCGCCAGAGGCCATGTCGTAGGGCAGGCGGCCGTCGGGAGAACTCAGGATGCGGTCGGCCGTTTCGTGCGCCCGCTCCCGCAATTCGTCATCGGATAGGTCGCGCTCCTTCTCCAGAATTTTCCGGAGCGTCTTGTCGATCGCATCGTCCGCGCTCTTGAGCCGCGGCGCGTCGTCGGGACGGCCGGACTTCTCCGCATAGGCTTCCCGCGATTTCAGGGCCGACTTCGCCTCCGCCGCCGACTTGCCTTCCCATGCGCCGATTTCCTCCTCGATCTTGACGCGCAGATCGTCGTAATGCTGCCGCGCGATCAGGATGGCATCCTCGATCAATTCCCGGCGCGCTTCGGCCCGGCTCAGCCGGTCCTCGATCACGCCGAGCCGCCCGCGGTTTTGCCGCTCCGCCAATTCCGCTTCCTCGCCCCGGGCGCCAGCCTCGCGCAGCCGTTGCTCCTTGCGCCCGCGCGCTACCCGGCCCCGGTCGATGGCCGCGCGAAGGTCGGCAATGCCCTGCCGCGTGACGGTGATTTGCTCCTCGACGTCCGCCCGGCGCAGGGACGCCGGGATGTCCTGCCCGACCGCCTCCATTTCCGCGACGACGCGGTCAAGGTCGTCGAGCGTCATCGGCGCGTCGCGCCCGCCCTGCAGCACCTTGGCGACATCGGCCGCCTTCTTGACCTCGATACCGGCCCGGTGAAACGCCTCATCCAGCGCATGCGCAAACTGTCCGGCGCGCAGTTCCGCCGTATCGCCGAATTGCCCCTCCCACCATGCCGGCTCGCGCCCGCGCAGCGCGTCACCGATCCATTCGAGGATTTCCGACGAATCCGGAGCGCCGCCACCCGGCGTATCTTTGCGCGGGAACAGATGCTCGAATTGCTCCTGGATCATTTCCGCGACGCGGTCGAGCGGCCGACCGCTCTTGTCGTTCAGGAGGCCCGGCCGGGCGCGCGGATTGTCCATGATATACCGCAGGTCGCCGCGGTTATCCTTCACGCCGCCGTTCGTCACCAGCCATGTGATGAAAGACGGCACCTTGGGAAACTTGCGCCGGCCGACCAGCATTTCGGCGGCCATGCGCGTCTCGCCGGTCAGGATGCCCTGCAATTCCTCCTGCTCGACGGCGCGCAATTGCGCCTCAGTCATCGGCTTGTCCTCGCGGCGCAGCGCGGCGGCGTCCTTCTGCAATTGGTCGAGCCGGCCGAGCAGCGCCGGATCCTTCACTTCCGCCCGCATCGCGCCGACGAATTCCTCGATCTCTGAGATTTCCTGCCCGATCAGTGCGGCCCGCTCATCCAGCGCGCCGACGCGATTCTCGCGCGCCGTGGCCTCGACCTCGCGCTCCTTGAGCCGACCGATCAGTTCGCGGCCCTTGTTGTCGATGGTTTCCAGCCGGCGTTCGTATTTCTCGATCTGTCCCGACCACGACTTGAGTTGCGCGGCGGACCATTCCAGCCGCTGCTTTGCCGCGGCCTTCTTCGTTTGGTCGGATTTCAGATAGTCCAGTACGCGGTTGACGAATTCCGGCCGGCGCGCGCGCACCTTCTCCTTGTTCCAGATATGCGGGAAATAGCCCTCGCCTTTGTCCGGCTCGACGCGCTTGAAGCCCTCGATCGCGCTCTCCGCGCGCGCCGCCCACGGCTCGAAAATCTTGTCGCGGACATAGGCGGCGGCCTCCGCCACCTGCGGAATATCGTGGACGCCACCGTTCTGCACCGCGACGGCGACCTCCCGCCGGAAGTCCGCGGGCGACAGCATCCCCTCGCTCTTGCCCATGAATTCAGCCGCCTTCGCCCGCACGTTCGGGAACGAAATATCCGCGTCGCCGAAGCGGTAGGCGCCATAGAGGCGGTTCAGTTCGTCGCCGAATTGCACGCGGGCGCCAGTGGTCTGCATACGGACCAGCCGCTCGACGGTCGCGCCCTGGGGGCCCTCGCCGTCCTTGAAGGAGTAAGGGGTTTCGAACGTGTCCGCGACCGCGCGCCGCGCCTCGACGGATTCCGCGGCCAGCACCCGGCGGGTCGGAGAGACTTGCGGCAGAACGCCGCCGCCGGCGGCCAGTTCGAGCCGCCGCGTGTCCGTCGCGGCGGCGCCAGCATCAGCCGCGGCCGGCACATGAAGGTCCGCCCCGGCCCGATCGACATCGAGTTGAATGGCAATCGACCGCCGCTCAGCGGCCGTCAGGAGCCGCGCAGCGCCCCCACCGATGAGCCCGCCGAGCAGCGTGGACGATGCGATGGCAACGCCGCTTTCGCCCGCTGTACGAGTCTCCTGAATGGCCTGCAGCACCGCTTCCTGCGCCCCGGTCTGGAGCGCCGCCGCGGCCCCGACCGACGTCATGGAGCGCACCACGGAATAGCCGCCCTTGGCGGCCTTGGCGATCTGGCCGGCCGGGAAGGCGATGGTCGGATCGATCACGCCGGCGGCAACCTGCGCCACGAAGCCCGGGAAGCCCGCGGCATCGAGAATTCGGCGGTCGGCCTCCTCCTCGTCGATCCGGCGCACGATGGCGTTCGTTTCCGCCGTGCTTTGCGAGTCGAGAAACTTGTCGGAATGGTCCCGGCCGTAGCGCGTGCCCCGGATCACGTCCATAGGATTATGGTCCGGCTCCGGCGCGAAGGTTGGACGGATCGCGGCGCGCACGACATTGGTCAGGGGATTGTCCTGCCGGAACGCCGCGCCCACGGTGTCGATGATGCCCGGCGTCTCGACGGGCGGCTTCGGCGTGGCGGTTTCGGAGGCGCGAAAATCCGGCGTTTCGGTATCGGGCACAAAGGCCATCACGGCACCCCGACGAACGGCGAACCGATCTGCGCGCGCTCGCCGCGTCGCACCCGGAATTGCTCCTCTGCGTCGACGTCCTTCTGATCGAACGTCCATGTCCAGCGCAGCGGTCGGCGGTCGTCACCGCGCACGACATCGGCCTCGCCGGTTTTCATGTTCGTCACGACCACCTGATAGGACGGCGGCCGACGGTTCGCCGCGTCGGTATCCGTGCGCCGGTCCGCGATGATGGCATAGGTCCAGTTCCGGTCGGTCAGGCCGGTGCCGACATTCGCGGTCGATTGCGCGCCGTAGCGCGCGGCCAGTTCGGTTTCGAGTTGCGATCGCATCCAGTCGTGGCTTTCACCGAACGTCGGGTAATGCTTCTCCGGCGCATGCAGCATCAGTTGCCCGCCGTTGACCCCCGACCGGCTCCAGCGAGTTTTCATCAGTTCGACGGCCTGCTCGTGCGCCTTGTCGGCGTTGCCGCCGGTTTCGTGATAGCGCCGCGCGAATATCGTCTCGTAGTCGCCCATCAGCGCGTCGCGCGTGGCCGGGTCGGTCGGAGCCACGGGATCGGAGAACCATGCGTCGTCGAACGCCTTGACGACCTCGCCGGCATCCTTCTTGCGCGCTTCCTTGCGGCCCGCGCTTTCCGCCGCATCGCGCCGCTCGCGCTGTTGCGGATCCTCGACCCGGCGCAATTCCTCCGCGACCTTTTCCGGCCCGAGATAGCGCAGGTTCGCCTGCCACGTCTTGAGCCGGTGCCACGTTTCCTCGCCGAAAAGCTTGGTGAAGGTCTGCGGCTCGCGCGCATAGAGGACATCGAGGCCGGACATCACCGCCCCGAAGCGCACAGGGTCCGCCGAGCGCGCAGCGCCCGCGACGGCTTCCTTCAAATCCTTGTTGTCCAGCGTCTGCACGAACATGTCGTCCGGCACCGCATTGAGCGCGCCGAAAGCCGCAATGACCTCCTGCGGCTGCCCGCCGCCGATCGCGCCAGCCAGGCGCAGCCGGTCAGCCTCCCGCAGCGCCGAGCCAAGCGGCGTATCCTTCGACGCCGCGACCTGCCGCGCGATCGTAACGCGCTGCCCGATGCCCACCCCGGCCGCCGCCGGCGAGGACAGGTTCAGCGGGTCCGGCACCTTCACGTTCGGGTCCGTCTCGACCGCGAGGCCGATCGGATCGTCCTTCGCCATCTTGACCTGCCGCTCATACTGCTTCTCGAGCGCGGTCAGGATTTGCTGCCCGTTGACGGTCGCGCCCTCGCTTTCGAGTTTCACGCGCACGCGGTCCAGAAATGCCCGCTGCTGGTCGACCGGCACGTCTTTCAGGAGGCGGCCGTAGCCCTGCGCCGTGGCGAAGGCTTCGACCTCGTTGGACCAGCCGGTATCGCCCGACACCTTGGCCGCGTAGCGCAGCGCCTCGAATTCGGTCACGTCGGTCAGTTCGCCCCGCTCGATCATGCCCTTCATCTGGGGCCAGACCTTGCGCTGTTGCTCGACGTAGAATTTCTGCACGCCCTTGGCGGTATCGCCGAGCGCGGTCCCCGACGGTTCCGGCAGGGACGTGATATTGCCGACGACCTCGCCCACCGTTTTCGGCGTGCCGTCCTTCCGGTAGAAAATCGAATAGTTCGCCGCCGCGGCCGCCGGGTTGATCGTGGCCGCCACGGCACCGCGGTCGGCGCGCAGCATGGTCGCCGCGCCCTCCGCCCCGAGGAAATGCGCCGCGTACAGTTCGCCGGCGGACGGCTCGCGCCCGAGGACGCCGCGCAGGCTCGCCGCGTTCTGCGCCGTCAGGCTCGCCGCCAGTTCCGACGACACGACCGCGTCGCCGCGCAGTGCGAGGATTTGCTGCCGCGCGCGCGGGTCCGAGACGACGTAGCGATTGCCGTCCTTCTCGATCTTTCCAGCCAGATCGGCGAGGCCGATCGACGCGCCGTTGTTCTTGAATTGCGCCAGCCACGTTTGATCGATGAAGCCGAAATAGCCGCCCGCCGTCGACGTGGTCGCCTTCGCATTCGGGTCGCCGCCGCTTTCGCGCGTAACCGTCCGCACGAGATAGTCCGCCGGCACGCCGCGCTTGAACGCCGCCGCCTCGATGGCCCCGGTCAGTTCCGGCGACAATTCGCCCCGCATGCGCGCCACGTCGGCGCCAAGCTGCGGCAGCGTCTTGCCGCCGCCCGGCCGGTATTCCCGCGTCGCGTCGGCGATGCCGGCCTTCACCATCAGGGTCCGGTATTCGCGGAACGCGCCCGTGCGGCTCAACTCCGCCGCGACCTCCCGGATTTCACCGGGATCGACATCCACATTCGCATCGATGCGCGAGATCACGTCTTTCGACACATCGACGGCGGCAACGCGGTCCTCTTTCAGCCGCCCCTGCTCGAGCCGGATCGACGCCAGACCCTTGTTGAAGATCTTGTCGCGGGTCGAGCTTTTCAGCGAGAGCGCATCGTTCTCCCGCACGTTGCGGGTCAGGAATTCGACCGCCGCGTCGAAGCCCTTTTCGCGATAGACGTTCAGCGCGGCGCGGCTGGCCATTTCGCCCTGCGCCTGGCCGGTCAAGTCCTCGCGCGCGTATTCGGCCATTTCCGGCGCCATCTTGCCGGACGCCACCGCCGTATCGAGAACGGCGTTGTGGACTTCCATCGCGGCCTGGAATTCGGGCGTGCCGACCTTGCCGGCCGCCGCCATGCCCATCACGTCCTCCGCCGCCGTGAGGCGACGCGCTTTCAGGCTTTCGGTCGCGCGGACATCGTCGTCGCGCCGCTTCTCGCCGAGGATCGCGGAATAGTTCGCATCCGCCATGCCGCCGAGATACCGCTTCGCGTGCGGGATCATCCGCTCCGGCACTTGCCCGACCGCGCCGTCGGTATGCGCCTGCGCCCAATTCTTGAAGCCCTCCGGGTCGCCGGCGAAACGGTCCCGCGCGTCGATGAATTGCTGGCGATGATCGTTTTCGAAATCCGCGCGCATGCCTGCGTCCTGCAGGTCAATCTCCTTCTGCGCGTAGGAAAAACCGGCCCGCGAAATGCGGTCGCCCGCCTCCGCAATGCGGTTCCATTCCGGCGCGGCCGACAGTGCGGCGGCCGAGCGCATGTCGATGCTGGTCGATGTCGTGACGCCGTTTCGCTTCGGAAGCGGAAGGCCGGTGCCCTGTGCCATGGCTCTATCCGTGCCTCGCCTGGCTCGACGCCGTGCTGACGCCCTGCGCGATCTTCGACCCGGCTTCCAGCACGCCCGCGAGCATCGACGCCTTGGCCTTGCGCTGCAGCATGTAACTGGCCTGCCGGTTCGTTTCGATCTTCTGCCGCGTGTTGAACCGCTCGATTGCGATGTCGCGCTCGCTGTCCTCGATCGCGGAATTGTAGATCGCCCGCCCGGTCGGCGACGCCGCGCCCACCCCGCGCCCGGCCCGCAGCGCGGCGATGGTTTCCATCGAGGACGTCAAATCCTCGCGCCGCCGCGCTTCGGTCTGATCCGCGGCAATGGCAACATTCTTGGACTCGATTTCCAGTTGCTGCTTCTGCCACATCGAAGCGCGCGAGGATTCCTGCCCCGCCTTGATGGAGCCATAGGCGGACAGCCCCGCGCCAGCGAGGCCCACCGCGATTCCGATTGGTGCCATTGCTGCCATTACCAGGCCACCGTTTGCTTGACCGCCAGCACTTCAAGAGGAAGCGGGTCCGGCTGATTGAACAGGATCGTCGGCTCGCGCTCCCAGCCGAGAAACTGGAATCGCTGCGGCCCGTTTTTCACGGGCGGCGGCTCATCCACATCGTCGCTCACCTGATAGGCGGCAAGGGTGAAGCCGTCGGCCGCAAACCGCTGCGAGCCGATCACGTGCGCGTAGCATTCCAGAATTCGCATGTAGTCGCCGGCAAGCGGACCCTCCGGCCCGTCGATCACGGGCGGCAACGTCTCGATCTCGCTGTCATAGTAGATGCCGACGACATAAGGCCCCTCCGGGACCGTGGTCGTCTGGATCGGATAGGTGCCAAGGTGATACTGCGTCCCGACGACGACGTTGACTTCCGTCCCGCCGTATCGCGTCGGAATGCCGGCATCCATCAGGGCTTCCGTCGCATATTCCGTTGCGGCGTCGAGCGTCACGTCCTGGTCGAAAATCTCGAACAGATATTTCGTGTTGCCCGCGATGGTGCGGCGCGTGGCGATAAGTACCTGGTCGCGCAGCGCGGCGATCGACTGCACGATCCCGTCCGTCACCCAAGGCGTGAAGTTGCGGATATTCTGCTTCTCGACGAGTTGCATCACGGCCAGCGTGCCGTCCTCGTTGCGGAAGATCGCATACCGCTCCGGACCGCCGCCGAAATTCGACGTGACCGCAAACTCGGTCGGATTGTCGATCATGTGATGCGCGAGCAGCGAGACTTCGTCCGCCTCCCATTGGCGTGACAGATCGCCGGTCGGCCGCGCCTTGATGACCAGCGAGCCGGACACGAACAGCACGCCGTTGTCGAACGATTGCGCCCGCGCGGTCGCGGTGATCGGCCATTTCGACCCGAACGGAAAGAAGGCCATCGAGGACGGCCGGAACGGAGCGGTCGCCGTCTCTGGCACGTAATAGAGCCCGTTGTCGGTTGCGACGAGGAGTTGTTCCGCGCTGTAAAGCTGCACGATGCGCGAGGCGCCGGCATCGCCAACACTTTCGATAATCGCGTCCGTGTCGCTCCCGTCGCCGACATTGAAGTCGTACAGGTTGCCGGTCGCGGATGCGACGAGATAGTCCGGCGCCTCCGGGTGGCCGGCGAACAGGAGCCGGTTGCGATGAATTTCGACGGTCCCCGGATAGCCGTAAACCGGCCCGAACATCTGTTCGTCCCAATCCACGACGGCCGCCTTGGTGCCCGCGGACGCCACGCTGGAAATAGCGGTCGATGCATTCGGCCCGACGAGCGTTTCCGCCGCGAACGGCGTCAGGCCATCGAGGATCACGACGAAAATGCTGGTCGCGTCCGGAATAGACGTGATGAGCCCGCGCGCGCTGGACGTGCCGCCTTCGACGATTTCCCCGACCGCGAAGCTCGCCGACGACGTGACGGTCAGATCCTGCGTGTCCGGCAGCGTCTCGATCACCGTCGCCGTGCAGGAAAGACCGTTGGCCGCGACCGCAGTGATGAGGCACGACTTCTCGACGTAGCGGACATAGGAGCCGATATGCCCCGCGACGAAAACCGACTCAGACGCGGTCAGCGTAATCGAGCCAGTCAGCGCCGACGGCTGCAGCGTCACGTCGGCATCGACGAATTTCAGATACGGCTGTTCCGGCCGCGACGCCGGCCCGACTTCGTAGGAGATCGCCGCGCGCGACCACGTCGCTGCGCCCGTGCGCGCGATGACCTGAATTTCCATGTCCGGATGCACGACGAACATCGTGTTTCCCGACTGCCGGACCTGCATTTCGGCGACAATGCTGGAATCCCACGGCGCTCCCGTGATCGAACCGGCGGCGGCCACGGTCACGTCGGAGCCGTCGATCGTCACCGAATAGGCGTCCATGCGCGTGTCGGAGAAGATCACGGCATAGAGCGTCGTTTCGTTGACGACCCACTCCTCGATCCGGGACGTGCCGGGAAGGTCGGCCAGGTACAGCGAGCCCGGCCGGCGCTTGGTGCCGCCGCCGATCATGCAACGGCGGTTCAGCAGCGACTTTGCACCGTTCTGATATTGCTCCGTGTCCTGCCGCATTTCGAGCCCGGGCGCGAGTTCGCCGGCCGAGAAATTGGTCTGGAGCGTCTTGCGGCGGGCCATCGGATCACGACCCAAAATAGTCTGCGTCGGCCCCCGTCGACCGCGTGTTGACACTGCCGCGACGGGCCGCCAGCGTCGGCGACGTGTAGGGATCGCGCGGCGTCTGGCTCTGGCTGTCCCGGTTGCGGGCCTTGGCGAATTGCTCGTTTGCCCGCGCGTCCGCGTCGTCGGCTTCGCGATGCCGCTCCCCGATACCGCGCAGGAACATCGCCTCGCAGCGCAGGATCATGCCGAGCCGGAACCATGCCGGCCAATCCACTTCGGCCGCGCGCCAGACGTAATGCAAAATCACTTCGTCATCCTCCGCCGCGTCGCAGAGGATCGTGTCGCCGTGCACGGCATAGTTGATCGGATTGCCCGCCACCTTCACGGAACGGATGTCGACCATATCCTCCGGAAGCTGGTAGGCCGCCGTCCACGGCTCCGGCGGCTCTCCGACTTCGTCAGGGTCCAGCCGCGCGAGTTGCGCCGTATTCGATGCCCGTTTCCACGGGTAATTCGACAATTCCCCCTCGACCAGCACTTCATAGTTCGAATTGGCGATCACGGCGCCGATGTCCGTCGACGACAGCGACGTGATCGGATTGTTGCCGGATCGGGTCAGGGCGGCGTTGATGATGGAAAGGTCGGTCGCCATGGCCCCGACCGTGCGGCGGGACCGTCAGGCGCGGCAACGCACCGGCGCAGGGTAGAAGCGGCCCGCCTAGAACACCGAGAACATGCGATGCTTGCCCGGGACAACCGGCGTATAGACGAGAACGATAAGACCGGCAGCGCCAGCGCCCGGCGTTTCCGATGACGTAAAGCAACCGCCACCGCCACCGCCACGAGCGCCACCAGCGCCCGGCGTGCGTGTCCCGGTATTTGAGCCGCCACCGCCGGAGCCAGAGCCGTGCGTCGTGTATTCCGTGCCGGCGTTGCCCGCAGCGCCGATGGTTGCGCCCGCAGCGCCGGAGGGGACAGAGCCGCCGGTCGTGGTCGTGGCGTTGCCGCCAACGCCCGCGTTGGACGCCGCAGCGCCACCGCCACCGCCGATTGTGCCACTGCCCGACGCGCCGTTGCCGCCTGCGTTCTTGGTGTCGCCTACGATGCCAGCGCCGGACGAACCGCCGGTTCCTGCTGTGGTCGAATTGGACTGCCCGCCGCCGCCCCCCCTTGCACTGCAAGACGCCGTGCCAATATTGGCCCCGTTGAACCATGTGTCGCCGCCGGCCGTGCCATGCGAAGCGCCCGAGCCGACCGCACCAGCCGCTCCGACCGCGATGTCGATTGTTGCGCTTGGCGTCAGGGAGACGCTGTTCGTGCGCGAGAACCCGCCGCCACCGGCGCCGGAGCCGCAGAACGTCGCGCCACCATCGCCACCGCCACCACCGCCACCAATGCAATCAACCTGCCCACCAGCACAATCGGACGGGACAGCATACGTTGTGCCGGACGTGATGATAATCGTTGTCATCGCTCGCGCTCCGTCGCGACTTCAACTTCCTCAGTCACCTTGCGCGAGAATTCGTCCTTGCCGCTGTCATAAACCCAACCACGGTCCGCCTTGTCGTGAAGCCGCAGCGTCTTTCCGGGGAACGTCGCCGCATCAAGTTCGGGATCGGCCATCAGAACGTCCACGACATCGCCCTTCTCATCGATCACGACGCAGCGCGGATCGGGTGGCTTGACGCCCGTCGCGGCGAGAACTGCCGCATCGCACGCCTCCATCGAGGGGATGCCGTCGCTATCGAATTCTGCCAGCGCCTCGCCCTGCGAGACATGCCCGGCCAACTCGCGCGGATGGTCCGGCACGACAATGCGACGGATGATCTTGGACCCGGCCGCGTAGATGACGCCGACGCGCATCAGTAGCCCTTCGCGTAGGCGACAACATCCCAACGGCTGTCCGTGCCGTTGTAGATGCAGCCGATATAATCGATCTTGCCGGACGCGGTTTCCGTCAGAACCGTAATGTCGGAGCCGTACCGGAATGCACCGGCCGAACCCGTCGTCAGCGTCAGCGTTCGCGCGCCGCCGCTCGCAAGGTGCCGGATGACGATCTTTTGTCCGTTCGTCGCGTTCGTCGGCGCATCCATTGTCCGGCTGCCCGCTGCGGACAGCGTGAACACGTTGCCGAGAGACGCATCAAGCGCCACGTTCGCACCATCGCTCAACGCAACAGGCGTCTCGACATTCGCCGCGGAAAAAGTCTGCTTGGCCGTGAACGACTGCGCGACGTCCAGCTTCGCAGTGTCGGCATCGTAAGCCTGGACCGTCACGCCGATGCGACCATCATCGAGGATGGCATTCGCGCCAATCTTCGGAACGCCGGTGCCCTTGCCGGCCAGCAAGAGATCGATGTCCGTGTCATCGCCGACCGCCGAAATGATCGGCCCGCCGCCGGTTGCCTGATTTTCGATGTTGACGTGATTGACCGCGGAAGCATCCTCGATGAAGGTCAGAAGCTCGCGCGTCCCGTCGCCGATGGCCTGCCCGTTGACGTCGAGCATGCCGCCAAGCTGCGGCGTCGTGTCCTCGACAACCTCCGCAATGCCGCCACCCGCGCCCGGCAGGGCGGACCAATCAACTTTGCGCAGATCGCCTTCGGCCCCGTAGATCAACACATAGTCGCCGGTCGCGGGCGCTGCTTCGGCCGTGATGTCCCCGAGCGCGATGGCAGCCATCGCGCCGGCCGTGTCATCCCATGCGATGATGCGGTCAACCCCGGGATCGGCTATCGCCAATGTCGAGCGGCCGGCCGCGGTCGTCGTCAGCGCGGCGACGGCAGTCAGATCAGCGTCGAGCGGCTGAAACGCCGCGTTCGCGCCGGATACCGAGTAAAAATCCGTACCAGCCTCGAGATCGAGCAAGGTGCGCATCGCCGCATAATCTGCGGCCGACACAAGCGACTGCCCATTCGCGGACGGCGTGACAGTTGCCCACGTATCGAGTTGAGCGTCCCAAGCCTGGACATGCGTGCCGATGGTCAGGCCGAGAGACGCGCGCGCGGTCGCGCCGCTCTCCGCGACCCAAGTCGAGCCGTTGCCGACGATCACATTGCCGTCTGTTGGCGTCAGACCCGAAATAGCGAGGAGTGCGGCGTCGTCGATGTTGATCGTGATCGTGTTGGTCGCGCCGGAAGTCGCGATCCCCGTACCGCCGGCGATCGTGAGCGTTTCCGACGAAAGTTGAATGACAACCGAACCGCTGTCCCCGGCAAGAGTGAGATCGGGCGAACCGATGTCGCCGACGCCATCGTAGATCGCTTTCAAAAGACTGATAGCGGACCATTCCGATGACGTGTCGGTCGCAACCGGATCCTCGGGCGCTCCAAGGATACGCATCCAGTCGCGATATTTCGGAGAAAGTTGGCTCATGCCGGCACCCCGACTCCGGCGGCAATCCCCTTGAGCAAAGAGATTGCAGACCAGCTTCCGGTGTCTGTAGCCGGAGGATCGCTGCGCTCGCCAAGCACGCGCAGCATATCGTTGAATAGCGGCGGCCTCGAATTCACGGCGCCAGCGCCTGTCCCGTCCGCCGTGCCGAGTTGCGAGGCAATTCCCTTGAGATAGGCGAAGGCGCTGTTCGTGGTGTTGATTGCGGTCGCCTTCGCAACGCCGGGATGGCCAATCGATTCCATCGGATCGACGACAGTCCGCCCGACCGCGTTAATTTCGGTCGTGAAGCCCGATGGATATGCGCGCCATGCTGGCATAGGGCGACAATGCGTGGGAGTGAAAGGCTTTCACAACGCACAGACCCGCCACAAGGGCGGGCCTGCAGATCGTTGTATCGGTGGCGCGCCTTAGTTCGGGATTTCTTCCCACACCAAGGTCAGGTTCATCACTGCCGAGGTCAGCGTGGCCGAGGCCGCGAAGCTGATCCAACCATACTGCGGGACGATGAACATGCCACCAAGGTCGACCCAATTCTGGCTACCGGGCCGCGTCGTGATGGCGCCCGTGTTCACGTCGCCGAGGGGATGAAAGAAGTTGCCGGCGGTCGACACCGTGCCAACACGGTAGGCCGTCGCCGCAGGGGCCGCGCCGCCGAGATAGCAATTCTTCACGCTGTCAACGGCGGTCGTGGAGCCGGGTGCGGAGGTCTGTCCCGTGCCGCCCGTCAGGCCGAGAATGCCAGCCGCCGCAGCAGCCGTCGAAAGGCCCCAACCCGCAGCAAGGATTGCAAGCTTGTGGGTGCTGGACGAATTCCAGAGCAGCGGCCCGCCCGTGCCGGCTGCGGTCGTGTAGATGACCGGCGCCGTAACGATGGCATGCGCCGTAAACAGTCGGCCGCGAAGGGCCTGTTCGTAGTAGCGGCCGTGCAACTGCGACGAGATCACGTCGCCCTGGTTGCCCATGCGGAAGCCCTGATTGGGCGTCTGGCCGTCGATGTATCGCTGTTCGCCAACCTGGCCGGTCACAACATCAGTCATTGCCTTCTCCTATTCGGTCGCGCCGGTCTTAACCGGCGGCAACCTCAGTCACGGTGGGCGCCACGAGGCCGCGATAGATGATCTTGTAGGGGAGTTCCATGTCGGAAGTCGCGTCGGCGGACAGGACAATGAAAATCTGCACAGTCTCGCCGGCCGCGATCTTGCCGACCGGAACCTTCTGCATGCGCCCGGCCGCGTTCGTGCCGGACAGTGCGCCCTCGACATACGCCTCGCGCCGATAGTTGGTGCCGTCGACCTTGCGCGCGACCGCAATCTGGATCGTCGCCGAGCTTTCGACCGCGGCAAAGCCCGTCGTCGCCTTGGCAAGATCGATCTGGACTTCGACGTCGTCCAGCGAATTGTAGGCATTCGCGGCGATCGTCAGAATTGCGTAGGGCGTCGATTCCGTCTGCGCGGAGTCGTCGATGTCGGTCGTGCCGGTCATCACCGAGAACGAGGTAAAGTCCTCGACGAGATTCTGCGGAAGGTCTTTTTGCTGCCATGCGGGCATAGTCGGATTCCCTTTAAGCGCGCTTCTTGCCGCGGATTTCGAGTTCGGCGTTGATGAAACTGTTGGCGTCGGCTTCGGTCACGTTCGACTGTGCCCCGAGCCGCTGCGCCAGCGAGCGGCGCTTCGGCCCTGACAGCGTTGCCCAATCGGGCGGGATGTCGACCGCGGCCTTGTCGCGCGGCTTGGGATCGAGCCTATCGTAAAGCGCGAGCACCTTGCCGCGAGACGCCATGTATTCCTCGACCGCGGCCTTTGCGGCGTCGTCGATCGGCTCCCAATTGCGGCCGGGGGGGAGGTCGGATTCAAACTCCTCCCCGGCGTCAATCAGGCGCCGAACGAACAATGCAGCGCGGGCGCGGTAGCGGGCCATCAGTTGATGCCCGTGGTGATGCCGCTGCGATACATGTCGTCAGCGAGCGGCGTGTCGGAGAGCCAGGCCGAAACCTTGCCCGACGTGAAATTTTCCGTGCCAACCGTGTAGTTGACGCAGATGTATCGCTTGTAGGTGCCGGGCGGCACCGGGATGCCCTTGGCGATCCAGTAGCCGGTCGCGAGCGTCGCTTCCGTGATCGTGCCGGACGTCCAGTGGACGGTCGGCGTTCCGTTCGACGTGTCCGCCGAGCTTTCCAGCGAGGCCACCAGCGTCGCCGCTTCGCCCGAGGAGTCCAGAACCGTGTGGACCCAGATGTAGAGATACATCTGCTTGCCGGCGCCGTAGTTCGAAGTCGTGTTCGCCGTCGGACCGCCGGTATCGCCGGAATTGATCGCGCCGCCCGAAGGCAGCGTGTCGTACACGTAGGTCGAGATCGCCGTCGCGGTCAGCGCCTGCTCGTCCGAGAGGAGTTCTTTTGCGTCGATGAGCATGTCTTTCGCCTTTCAGGTCAAACGGGCTTTGGCGTCGGCGCGCGGGTCAGGTGATCCGCGCTTCGTCGGCCTGCATCTGATCCACCTTGCGGATCGGGATGCCGTCGAACATCAGCTTCGGTCGGCCTTCCTCCTGGCCGAGCGTCAGATAGACGTTCGTCTGTTTCATGCACTGAATGCGGAGCATCGTCTTGACGGTGCGCGGCATGTAGATCGCGGGACGCCCGCCCATGCTCGACGGCAGCTTGTCGACCGCCGCGGCGAGCAGTTCGAGGATGGCAGCCGCGCCGGACTGCGCGACCAGCGCCGACTTGTCGATGTTCGCGATGCGGACAACATGCCGCCAGTCGCGGACGACGAGGCCGCAATCCCACTGGAATTTTTCCTCGTAGGCGGTGAAGCGCCGGCCGGGCGATGCCGTGTCCAGCACTTCCTGCCGGCCAAGATCCTCGCGCTGGATACCGGCCTTCGATCCGCGCGGGAAGGTGCAGAACACCGTGCGCGGCGACCAATTGACGATGAGGATGGAGGCGTTGTCGGTCCCGGTGCCGCCGCCGTCGATGATGTTCTCGCCGGACGCGGCCGAAAGGACATCGAAGCGCGGGAGGAACCCGTTGAACTTCGCCGGGCTGGTGCCGACGTCGCCGTACAGCAGCGTCGCGGTGAAAGCCTGGTTGAAGCCCTCGAGGATGCCCATGGCCTCGTTCATGCGGACCCGTTCCCTGTTCGGGCTCATGTCGAGGAGCTTGGCGTCGACGGTCGAGCGGTTTTCCATCATGCCGAGCGGTTCGTCGATCTGCGCGTAGGTCGACTTGGACGGCGTGACGCCCTCGTAGAAGCGGCGGAACGTCGGCTCCGGGATGCCGGTGCGGACGGACGAACGATGGTAGGTGCCGCCGTTGGCCTCCTCCCACGTCGCGTCGAACAGGATCTCGTTGTCCTGCGTCAGGAGTTCGACCACATCGACGATGTCGCCGTCGGGGCCGGTCTGCTTGGCAATGTCGGCCAGCGTCATGTTCGAGGAGGCAATTGCGGTCGCCATGGCTTAACCTTTCTGCTGTCCGTACCATCGCTTTTCGATGGGCAGTTCCTGTTTGGGTGGAGTCGGCAGATCGCCCCCGGCTCCCGGCACGGCGCGTTGCACCATGCCCATGATCTTTTCGAGAGCGGTCACGGCCGCCGCGTCGGTCGCGTAAACGCGGACCGCTTCAAACTCATCGGCGGAGAGGTCGCCGCGATCCTTCAATCCCTTGAAGAACGACGCCACGGCCGTCTTGCGGTCGGACGCCTTCTCGCCAAGCTTCTTGTCCTCGGCGGCAATGCGCGCCGATTCCTCGGCATGCGCATGAATTTTCATCTGCGCGTCGAGCGCGACGAGATCGTTGATCGTGTCCTGGTCGAGCCCGCGCTTCTGCGCGAGGTCGCGGATCAGCGGAATGCGCGGGTCTTTTTCGTCGACGCCGACGTTGAAGCCTTCCGGCACCTTCACGGTTTCCGGCAACTTCACTTCGATCTTGATGTCGTCGGCCTTGCGCGCGGCGAGCGCGGCGCGCTTCTCCGTTTCGGTCTGATGAAACGTCGAGATTTCCTGATAATGCTTGCCGAAGTCCTCGGTCTTGATCGCGCCGGACTTGTCATCCCAATGCGCTTCCGGCAGCCACTCCGGCCGCGTCGCCGCGGGAGGCGCCACAGCAGGCGCGGCCGGTGGCGCACCCGTCGGAGCGGGAGCGGAGGATGCAGCAGGGGCAGGCGCGTCGGTCATTCCGTTTTCCGTTTGGCCCGAAGGCCGGCGGCCATGTGCTTCTCAAGTTGCGCGACAAGGTGCCTTTGCCCCTCGAGAAACCACAACGCACTTTCCGAAAACGCGGGATTGAGGACGGCTTCGCGCGTCGCGCGCCGCATGAAAGTCAGCAGCGCCTGCCCGTCCGCCGACATGAAAACGCGCGCGCAAACGTCGTCGATCGTGTCCGCGCCGACGACCTTCTGCGGCTCGCGCTCGCGCTCGAAATCGGCCCAGGTGCGGCGGTCGCTCATACCGCCCCCGGCAGAACGGCCGGCACGTTCACGTCGCCGCCCGGCACCGCGCCGGTCGCCTGCAGGACCGGCATCAGTTGCTTGATCGCGTTTTCGATGTCGCTGGCCTTGCGCGTGATCTCCGGCTCGATCCCGAGATCGGCCGATTGCTTCTGCGCGTAGGTCACGACGTCGATGACGATGGCCGCGATCTGCGGCCCGAAGCGTGCGACCAGCAATTCCGCATACTTGTCGCGGCGGACGACCTTCTCCTGCTCCTGCGCGCGCAGCAGCGGCGACACCGGCTGCAGCGTCAGGAAGCGCCCGTCGAGTTCGATCGGCTGCAGCGTCCCGCGCTTTTCCAGCAGATGCACGAAACGCCGGTAGAGCGGGTATTGCAGTTCAAGGACGAGGTTCGTGGCCGGCGTGCCCATGCGGCGCGCGCGTTCCGCCGCCTCATCCGCCCATTGCGTCGCGGTCGGAGGCGTCTTTCCAAGCTGTTCCGGCCGGTCCTGGTAATGCGCGCGGCGGATGGCGGAGCGCAGTTCGTCGCGCTCGAACACCGCCACGTCGAATTTCGCGCGGCTTTCGATGGCTTCCGGCGCATCGCTGCCCGGCGCGCGCGGGATCCACAGCCCGGCGCTGACGCCGTTGTCAAGATTGACCACGCCGTCGTCGACATAGCTGACCGCCGGGTCGACGTGCTTGTCGTAATTCTTGAGGTCGAGATAGCGGATATGGTTCAGCGTCTTGATCGCGGGCAGCGACCGATAGGTCGGCCCCACTCCGTGCGCCGTCGTCGGGTCGCGGCCCCATCGCGCCGTGATGTACGGGCTCGATCCGGCACCGAAATACTCCCGATGCACCAGCAGGTGCGAGCCTGACACGACGCAATAGACGTGCTTCTCGTTTCCGCGATCGTTCCAGTCGCGCCAGCATCCCGAGACGATGTCGACTTCCGCGGAATCCTTGTCCTGCGGCTCGACGCCGAGCTTGTACCATGCCGCATCCGGCCACAGCACTTCGGCTTCCGAGCGCCGGTATTTCCGTTCCGTATAATCGCCGTCGACGAAGCCATATGGCCCGCGCGTAATCAGCTTGTCCGTGATCGGGATGGCTTCGCAATGCAGCGGTTCGTGCGCGCCGATGTCGTTGACGATCAGCGACATCGTGCCGGGCCCAAGGTCGAGATAGGATTCCTGCAGCGCCTGGTACAGATTCGAGCGCGCCATTTCGGCGAACACGATCTTTTGCCGGCGCGCGAGCGGTTCGCGAATTCGCCGCTTGTCGCCTTCGTCCAGATGCTCAGCCGGCTCCTCTGTCAGCCAGTTGTTTTTCTGCGGCGTGAACGTGTTGAGCATGTCCGCCGCGAAATCCTCCAGCACCGTCTGGATCGTTTCGTCGAAATTTTCGTCGAGATCATCGTTCGGCTGGTTCTGGAAAAACTTGTGCCGCCACGGCATCGCGTGTTTGTAGCAATCCGCGATGCGCGCCTGGTGCCGGTTGCGGTCCTGCTTCGCGCGATCGACATTGCGCATCAGCGCCTTGACAAGCTTCTCCTCCTCGGAGGGCGGGACCGGCTTCGGCGGATTGAGCGGGGTGACGGCCATCAGCCCTTGCCCAGCAGAGAGGTCAGGCCGGAGCCGGCGCCGAGCAGGCCGCGAACGCCGCCCGAGCGGTTGCGCAGGCGCGTTTCGATTTTCAGTTGATCTTGCGTCTGTTCGATCTTGTCCGCTTCGGCGCGGGCCTGTTCGCGGTTACGTGCCGCAGTGACGGACGGGTCTTCCGACGGAGGCGGCGGCGATTTGAACAGGTTGCTCATCCACGATGCCCGAATTCGGCGCATCGACGATTTCGGCGCCATGCGCGATCAGGTGCCGATAAAGCCCATAGGGTGTGAGAGCGCGGCAACGCACGCCCAGCAGCGCCTTGATCTGCGCAACGCAAAAGCCCGTCGCCGGCTGCGTCGCCCGATCGTGTCCGGATTCAAACCGCACCACCGCCGACGCGCCCGCGAACAACTGCCCGATCCATCCGTTTGCTTCTTCGGCGCGCAGCACTTCGACCACCGTCCCGCCCGCGACCGGGTCGACGATCACCCACCGTTCCTGCGGGACGAACCATGCCGCGGCCGCGACGTGCCGGAAGCCCGGGCGCAGCAACCGGCACCACCAATGCGCCTGCCGCGTGTCCCCGAAGAAGATCACCCACAGGTGAGGCTCCGGCCGATCTACCACCGCCGCAATCCTCCGGCCTTGCGCTGGAACGGATTGTAATCCGTGCGCGTCTGGATCGCCTTTGCCGGCTCCGCCGAGCCGCGCAGCACCATCCGCCCCTCGCCGCCGCCGAGCAGCCCGTATCCGAACGCATCGGCCGGGTCCGAATATTCGTCCTTCTCCGGCTCCTCCGCGTATCGCTCGCCGGCGACCTTCATGCGCCGGTAGTGCCAGCCGCCGTCGAGCGCCGCGATCAGCGTCGTGCAGGTCGGCGAGATCAGCACCGCGGGCTTGCCTTCCGACATTCGCGTCAGGGCCGCCTCGATCGCCTGCAGCCGCACCGTGAACAGGAACGACGGCGCTTCCAGCACCGGCAACCGATGCGCGCGGAAAATCTGGAACGGCACGTTGTCATCGTTCTGCCCGCGGAAGTCGCCCGACGGGTCGCCCCATATCTTGAAACGGAAGCCCGGGAACTTCTGCGCCAACTCGTTCCGCAGCATCGGCGCGAACTTGTCGGCGCCCATGTCGCGCGCGATCAATTCGTGCAGCACCGTCCACTGTCCGCGCAGGTGTTGCATGAAGATCGCGGCCGGCCGCCGCCCAAAATCCTGCCCGATCACAATCTCGACGCCTGGCATCGGCTCGATCGGATGCTTCGCCACATGCACCGCGCGATTGAAATCCCGCAGCACCGGCTTGCCATCGCGCCGCGGCGAAACGCGGTTCAGCACGTTCGCGTCGATCCAGCTTTTCGTCTTGCCCATCACGGCGTTTTCGTAATAGGTCCGCCCGTCGACGCGCGGCAGATAGGTCAGATTTTCCGCCTTCGGATTCGGCACATACCCCGTGACCGAGCCTTCCGCGTCCTTCCGCTCGATCAGCCCCGCCGGTTGCGTGAAAAACGCCCACGATGCCGGCTTCACATGCGCGCGCCGCTGGTCGGCCGTAAACCAATCCGGCAC